GGTCGAAATTGGCACCTGCGCCTCCTGCCGCTGCGTCGATGTCGGACTGAGGGATTGGGGTCTCGATGCCGTGGTCTTCCACACTGCCGTCGAGCTGATCCGCGCCGAACTCGACTTCGTTGGTGCGCCCCGTGCGCCCGACGGTATCGTCCTGGATGTCGAAATGCTCCTTGCGATGGACGGTATATTTGAACTGTTCGCCGGAGACGGTGACTCGTGGAGCCACGGTATCGGCGATCATTGCGTTGTTGCGGTAAGCCAGCGCGATGGCCGTAAGTACCGGGTTAAGGGTGAAAGGTCTCTTGACGCTCATGGATTAGACTCCTGGTGTTTCGGGATTTGTGGAAGCCGATTAGGCGTTGCTTTGTGCCAAATAGGCGCCCCTGATGTCTCCGGAAACCCCGGATTCCAAGGCGATGCCGACAGACGCGGCCGGGGTGCGATATGTCACGATGACTTGGTCTCCCGTGGTCGCGGTGCCGTCGGTGTTGTCGATCTCGTCGTCGTCGGAGATGGTGAACTCGGAAGTCAGGTCGGTGAACAGTCCGGACGTGCCGTCCTGCTCGATGGCGGAAATCAACTCATCGGTGGACAGGATGCCGGTCACGACGATGGCGCCAGCTGCGCCGCCTGAAGCGACAAACTGCTTGATGCCGGAGTCGGAGACCTTCACGGCCTTGCCATCGGCGTCTGCGGTCAGACGGTCGCCGCGGGTGACGTTTCCGCCATACTCAACCTCGGCGATTCCGGCCAGGACAACGTCCACAGTGTCATCGGTGGCGGCTGCGCCCAGGCCGTTGGCGACACCGATCCCGGTGCCGGCGGTAGCTTGGATGACTGCGCCATTAGCGGCGCCGGACTTGACGATGCGGTATGCAGCGATAGCGGCGCCTGGGGCGAAGCTTTTAACAAACAATTCGTTTCTCATTGTTGCGGTCCTTTGTTCAATCTCAATCTAGGAGAGCCAGGAGTCGGCTGATGGTTAGGCCGCTTGCACGGCGCGCACTGCTTCGACGATGGAAACCTCCTCGCCGGTCTCTTTCCGCTTAGCTTCTTGATAGGCGAGGATCTTTGCGGACATCTCGGCTGCGGTCATCCCATCTCCTTCGTCGTCTCCAGGCTCGCCGTCACCGATGCCGGAGTTGTTCGGTTTTACGACGGGGACGTTTTCAACGAAGTCCTGGAACCACTCCTGGAGTGGCTTTTTGGCCTTCTTGTCGCCCTCGCCGAACTCGATGCTGATGTCTGCAGGCAGGGCGGCCATAAACTCTGCTACCTCGCCGGCACGGGCGGCCGGGATCTTGCCTGCGGCGGCCAGCCCGGTGGCGATCACTTTCATACGGTCGCGGATGAGGCCCTTCTGCTGCTCGGCGAAGGCGGCCTGCTGGGTGTCCAGGGCGGCCTTGTCGGTGACTAGGGCGGCCTGAGCTGCGGCGAGCTTGTCCTGTGCGGCTTTCAGTTCGGATTTATCCATCTCTAATTCCTCGGTGTTTTCGGTGAAGCCCGGAACGGGCGCGGTTTCTGGGATGTCTTCGCGCCGGGCCTCATCCTCCAGCGATTCAACCGTCCAGGAGGGGATGACGTTATCGGCGGTCGCCAGATCGTACTTGTCGATCATCCAGTCGCGTAGGCGCCGGAACAGCTCAGATGTGCCGTAGGCGATGCGCTGGGGGTCAGCCAGCTCTATGGCCTTCTCGTCCTCTGCATACTCAACGTACTGGACGCCCTCCAGGCCCTTGATCGCGGGCGGCTGTCCACCGAGAAAACCGATGTGCCGTAAGTAATACTGTCCGGGGACGGGGTTCTGGGGGCTGTCGGGTGGGTAGAGGCTGGCGCTGCGCTTCTTGTAGCGCCCGGTGGCGACGGCTTCGTCGAATTCGGGCATTACTTGATCGGGCGTGGCGATGACCTGGCCCTGCTTCTCGTCATAGGCCAGGGCGCCCACCCAGCCGAAGGCGGGAGAATTGGTTTTCGGGTGCCCAACAACAATAGGCGCCTCATGCTTCGCGGTGTCGTAGGCGTCGACCATGCCGCGAACCTGTTTCTCGGTGAAGGTGATGCGCGTACCATTGCTTGCGGTGTGGGTTCCGGCTTTGAAGATCGGGATTGTTTTCACATGGCGGCCCTGTCGGTGTCGGTGGGAAGCGGGGAATTAGTTACCTTATGGCGGGAATATACTGCTGGCCCGTAGGCGCGACAACGGGAAAGACTTCCGCCTGTGGATGTGGAGTGAATAAAATAGTGGGCATTTCTTCACACTTTATCGCCCCCGTTATGCTTGGGGGCCCCATTTAAGCAATCGGAGTTCGATATGGTTACGCTGGGATTTGGAAGGTGGAATAGTGCGAGTGGGTATTTTTTCGTCCGGACTCGGATCTACTGGCGGCATAAGTGGACCCCTTTTTGCCACATCCGAAAACGCTATCCTTTATGGCTGGGTTACTGGGCCAAAAGGGCTTCGCTTAGGGAGCGCTAGCTAACCTGTAGAGAGCTTGCGTTTTCTCCGGACAGAAAAAAGCCCGGAACTGTCCGGGCGTTGTGCTGGTTCTGTAATATAGGTCTAGCTTGTCAGCAACCCAAAGGGATCGCGACCTCGACTCCGGAACAATCATTCCCTGTGATTCGATCAAACCAGATCGGATCGCTTAGGTGGGGCCGGACGCAAAAATCTACCGATGACCCTGCTGTAACGGCCTCTACTCGATCCGTTCCTTTTTGGAGGTTGGTTATGCAAACACTATCTCCGACCCTGACATCCTTTAACAACTTCTTCAGCTCATCATCGGATGGTTCAGTTGCAACGGTTTTTTTCTTCATGCCTGTAATTCTCCAGTAAAATATCCGCAGGTGGCTTTAGCCCATATCTCTGGACCAGCGCTTGCTCAATCAGCAGGCTGGCGGCCTTGTCCTGACCACGGAGCCACTCGACCATCCATGCCGGGAGCCTGTAGCTAACGGGGATCTTTTTCATCCTCCAGTCCATCCTGGGGCGCCCAGAGCCATTGCGTTTCCCGCCTATCATGTGCGTGCCACCTTGGTAGCATTCGCGGCCCACCCGGGAAGGTCACTCTTCGGAACTGGCATGCATGTTGCCGCGTAAACCCAGGTGCGGTTCAGTCCCATGAACATTGATTTCCCGCTCTTGGAGTCTGCATCTATGCCGTTTTCGTAAGTCATGGTCCCATCTCTCCGGTTAGGTGTTGGCGCTTCCTGATCTGTTGAATTAAGTATAGCCATATATCTGGCTAGTGTAAATACTTATTTCAAAGGTCTTGAGGTTTGCCGATGGAGTTCACAAAAAAAAGCCCCGGATAAACGGGGCTAAGGCTCATGTTATGACTACTTTCGAGCCAGCGCGGAAACCAGCATGGCTACCTCGCTGTCTCGATCAGATTTGAATGGCGCAGGCCTGGCATTGGAGTGGCGCACACCACCCTTATGCCTGACCTGCCGACTCACCTCATATAGCCCCCAGCCGTCCGGCAGTTCCTCCGGGCGCAGTAGACCAGTAGGGGTGACGTAAAAACGCCAGTGTCCGAGCGCCCGTCCGCCCCTGCGGGCCGGTTTCTTTCTGTCGGCCAAGAAGTCGCTCCGGCTCCGTTTGCATTCGACCATAATCGACGCCCCATTGACCCAACCAATGGCGTCCGGTGTTTCGCCGCTGGCGGTGTATGCCACTAGCTCGGTAAGCACGACCCTGCAATGTAGTGTATTCCGCAGCCACCGTCCTGCCCTGGTCACTAGGTCTGCATGAGTCATAACACGGGGTCGGCATGGATAATCATCCTCGGCGCTAGGTCGCCTGGGACATCAACCACGGAGTGTGCGTCATCGGGGTCCAAAGCCACATACTCGCATTTCAAAAAGCCCTGGTTGTCCGGGTTGATAAAGCAACACCCCTCTTGCATCGTCCCATCATCGAGAACGTTGTTCCACTCGACCACGCATGCTGCTTTGGGCGCCGGCCCGGCCATGGCTGGTGAAGCCGCAAGAAGCCCGATGAGTCCGAAATGATAAATGTTCATGCTTTTCTCACTAGGTCGTTGGCGCATCAGAGATTCGGAGGCGATATACCATTCAGAATACACGAGTGATCCAAGACCCACTTGGGGACGGCGGGCAATCTACCGTTTAACTCTTCAGCCTGCGCTCGGAGCGATGCCCATATTTCGCTGTTGTCAAGACCCTGAGCCTTGATGCATCGCCCTCGCCTGGCCATCGAAACGTACAAGTTTCGCGCGCCATCAGAGAGATAGTGATTCATTCCAACGATGGCCCATTCATCAAGTGGAGGCTCCCGCCATGGTGCATCAGGACATTGCGTAATTCTCACAGTCATCGATTTTTCTCCCTCATCTCAAACCGAACCCCGTTGTCCCCTGGGAACGGTAGGGTATGGTCGGCCAGGTCCCGCAGCAGCTCATCCGGGATGCCCTCGCCGTCCGGGAAGGCGTCGCAGTGGGGGAGCCATTCAAGCTCCAGGCCTTCCTCGGCCGACGGCATGGGTAACAGGCCGCGGTAGTGGATACAGTTGTCGCATTGATCCCCTGGGGGTGTTGGTGGTGAGCCCATTAGGCGAATCCTCCGTCGAGAAGTTTATCCAGGAAGTCGGTAATGTCTTTAGGGAATGCCCTGTTTCCATTGTAGTAGGAAGACGTGTACATAGCGAGGGATTCAGCAAGCGCTTCGTCTGCGTCTGTTCCTGCATAGTTGCTGACGTGTTTTTGCCACCAGCTAACCAGGTGCCCGTTCGGGAGCTTTATCTTGGTGTTGTGGTAGCGGTCCCAGATCGTCAGCCAGTGCGCCATCAACCCGTATTCGCCGGTGAGGATGTGCCCGAATTCGTGGCGCACGGTATAGGCGCGGTGGGCCTCCTGGTGGACCCAGTTCCAGTTCCGGTAGTTGCGCTTGGCCCATCTCGCCTGGGTGGCAAACATCTCCGGCGTCCATTCGTCGCCTATCGTCATCGAGGCGTTTATCGCTTTGAGGTTGGCATGGGCCAGCCCCCGCTTGCTGGTGGTCAAGTAGAAACGGCCGACGCTCCAACGCACCTTGGGCCACTTCTCGCGCAAGCGGTGGACTTCGGCGTTCATCGCGTTGAGCTTCTCCAGCGCCTTTTTCTTGCTTGAGATCATTCCACCCCATGTCCTCGGCTTCTTGGCCTTCAAGCGCACGGCGCCGGCCCATGTGCCCTCTGCCCACTCGATGGCATCGTCCAGGTTCCTTGTGGGCGGCGCCACGGCGGGTGGTGTCGCCACGGCGGTCGGTGGTGTGGCTGCGACAGGTGGCGCGGCGACGGTCGGCAGGGTGGCGGCGGTGATGGCTTGCTCGCCTATGGTCAAAGCTCTACGGACGGCGGCCTGATACTCCGCCGGCAGGGCTTGGATCTTCTCTGCCATCAGGTCGCGGGTCTTGGCCAGGGCGTCCTTTCCAGCGTTGTGGTCCCAGCCGGGGTCGAGGCCCTCGGGAACCCGGTGGGTCTTCCCGGTCCTGGGGTTCTCCCAGTCGTAATACTCCTGCTTGGGGGACTTGCTGGGGGTGAGCCCGCGGCGTTTCATCATCTTCTCGGTGAGCTGCAACGTGCCACAGCGGCAGTTCCAGCCGTTGGTCGGGTGATGCGTGTCCCACCAGGGGTCATCGACGGGCAGGATGATGCCGTCCCAGGCGGCGTGCTCCGGGCGCGTGCGGTGGTCGTCGATGGCGTCGTACATCAAGTAGGGGGCGAAGCTCTTTGATCGCTGTATGGCCTGCCAGCTCCCGATGCTGTACCCGGTTTGCATGTTGGTGCGGAAGATAGTCTCCAGGCGCCGGGCGCTGCCGAGCTGGGCGTTGACGATGTTGCCGGTCAGCGGGTCGATAACGTCCGCCTTGCCCCACCAGCCTTTGGTCTGCAGCTCGGGGATCAGGTTCGCCTTGAACCAGCGGATGTCGTGGCCTTCATCCAGTGCCCGGTCCAGCAGTCCGCGGGTGGACATGAGTAGGTCGGTGTCCATCATCTTCGCAACCGTGAAGGCGCGAAGGTGCTCGGCGCCCAGCATGTCTTGCCAGGCGAAGGTGGGCTTGAGTCCCTTTATGCGGAAGGCGGCGAGGGCGGCCTCAGGCGTCAAGTCAAAGATCGTCTCCGCCGTTGGCCCTCGAAACTCGTAGGTATAACGCGCTCCCATGACTATTCGTCCTTGGCGCAGCGGCGAGGGTCGGTCACCCAGTCAACGAAATATTTGACTTCGTCCACATCGGCTACAGACCAGTGGTGTTCGCTAAAATTCTCGAACACCTGTTTTAACCACTCTTTGTGCTTCTCGTTTTCTTGCATTGTGCTCATGAATTTACTCTCTTTGATTCGAGTGGATAACAAACCCGCAGGAGGCGCCAGTCCCGCATCTCGACGGGGCTCAGAACCTCCCAATCGCTCGGTGACAGTGCATTGGATTCTCTTGATCCTGCGATCATCACAAGGAACACAGCCAACAGTACCAGCAGCACCAGACCACTCACCTTGTATGCGATGTTTCTCAACATATTGCGCGTCATGCCTAGTGCTCCTTCGTCGTGGATTATCGTTGCTTGCGGAAAAGGCCGGCCAATCGGGCGGCGATGCCCTGGTCCTGTATCGTCTCAACGGTTTCGGGCGAGGGTTGCTCCTCAAACATGGCTGCAAGATGTTTCCGAAAGGTCTGCAAGTCGTCACTCTCCTCAGCGTAGGCGAGCAACTCCTCGACCCGCGGTCCCAAGACCTTGCGGAAGCTCCGGCCCATCAATGCGGCGCTGTCCTTCATGCGCGCCTGATCGCCAACGTGCCCCGACATGGCGTCGAGTATCTGCTGCTCGGTGGTGGCCTCGGCGAAGCCCGGCGGCGTGGGTGGCTTCTCGCCTGGCCCTGCTGGCGGTGCTCCCGGCGCTCCCAGGGTGGCGCCGAAGCCCGGGGCGGGCTTTTCCTCCCAGCCGTCTCCGTAGTTCTCCTCGATGTAGTCGGCGGTGGGCTTGAATCCCATGGCGAAGATCTTGGTGTCGCGCTCGGCGCGCTTATTGCTGTCCTCCTCCGCCTCGATCTCCCAGTGCAGGCGCGGGACCGGGCAGTCGGCGCCGAAGTTGCAGAGGGTGAACCAGGCGGCCACGCTGCTGTTGAAGCTCCCGGCCAGTAGGTCGGCGTCGGCCTCGATCACTTCGTCCCGAACGTCTTTAGCTGTGTCGGCCTTGTACTGCCCACCCTCCTGCTCGGTAGTCATGGTCTGGCTGACGATGATTTTGGCTATGGCGCGGTCGGCCATGTCGCGAATGGCGTCGAAGTCAACGGCACCGGTGCGGGTCGATTCGAGAAGCTTGACCTCCAGCCAGTCGGGGACGATCACGCCTGCGTCGCCGATCATGGCGCCCAGAACGTCTAGGATCTTTTTGCGGTGTGCCGGGTTCTCGATGTGAGCGTTGTCGGCGCTGGCGGTATGCGTCGGGGTGGAGAACTTCTCAAGAAACCGCAGCCAGAATCGAACGTCCTGGCGTTTATAGAATACGTGCCAGTAAAGCGAATGGGCGAGCCCCATGCCATAGGGGTCATCGTCGTGGTCACCCCCGGAGTTGAAGACCCAGAATTCGGCCGATGCTTCGCCCTTTCCTCTGCCCTCCGGCAATATGGCGCGGGCGTCGTGGTACGTCTGAAGGAGTAACCCTTTCGGATACTTTTTGTTGACGAGGTAGAGTTCGCCTTGATAGCCGAAGGCGAAGCGCGTTAGGTCGTGGACCTTTACGTCCTTAAATCCCCACAGGTCGGGTGCCCAGGGCTGTTGTCCGAATTCATTCCACAGGACTCGGCCGACGCTGTAGCCGAAGTGAATCCCGTAGAGCATCCGATCGGCTATGCGGTCCCACTCGATGTTCTGGAGGTTGAGCTTCAAGGCGTCGGCGGCGGCCTGGGCTTGTGGGTTGTTATCCTCACCTGGCCGAATATCCCAATCCTTACCGATCAGGGCGAGGCGTCGTTGCTGGAAGCAACTTTTTACTTGCTCGTCTCGCAACAGCTCGCGGTATATTTGATACCGACCCCCTCCCTTGGAAAGGATTATTTGGTCCTCCGGAAGGGCGAGATTTCGTCCATACTGCCCGAGGTAATCGTTGGTCTTGTCGCTTAGCGCTAGATCTTGCTTCTGTGGCGGGCGGATTGGGCTGTTGCTGGTGGCCATTGGGGTTCCTCAGTCGTAGTAATTGCCGGCGCGGACGATCCCATAACCAGCGTTGTTGTCTTGTTCGTAGGAGGCTAGAGGCTCTTCGGCCCGGAGGACTTCGTAGCTCATGCGGGAGCCGTGCCGCTTGACCCACTTCAAAAACTGGCTGACGCTGTCGCCCCGGTCATCGTAAGTAGACGATGGGATCGTTATCAGCTCGGACTCAAAGGGGGCGATCCAGTGGGCGATCTTGTGGCGCGGGTGGCGCACGAGCCCGGCTTCGTAGGCGCCGGACTCATTGCTCAGGCGCATGACTTTGTCTCCCACGGGTTCGATGGGGATCAGCGGAAGCAGGGTGGTCGAGCCCAGGTCTTGCAGGACGGCGGTCCCGTTCCCCCGATCCTCGATCAAGATAGCGTCGGGGTGATGCGCTTCGGCCTCCTCGACGACCGCCTGCTTCAATCGGGGGTAAGTCAGGCGCTCCCGGCGCTCGGCCAGCAGGTCATAGTTCACGCTGTGAATACCCCATGTGGTGCAGACGTTCCAGTCGTTCAGCTGCTTGTCTTTGTTCGCCGTGTCCCATGATTGAACCTTTTGCCTGTACTCCCTTTCCGGGTAATCATAATACCTAAACCACTCGGACAGGATGATATTGCCTTCCTGAGCGCTCGGCCGGCCCTGATAGAGGGCATCGAATGAGGCGCCCATAACGGCCTTGATCCGGGCAAGGCGCTTTTCGTCGTAACGCTCAGAGCAGAGCGCTTCGCCGGGGGCGCGACCGAGGTCGTCATCGTGTTCAGCCAGGGCGGGCATATGGCACAAGGTCCAGCTCTTTCCGTCGGCACTTTCCATGATCCGGCCCATAAGGTCCGATTCGTGCCAGCGCGTCATGATAAGGATTATGGTTCCATCTGGCTCCAAGCGGGTGTACAGGTCGTCTGTGTACCAGTCCCAACAAGCGTCACGGTATGCCTGGCTGTTGGCTTCTGCCCGGCTCTTTACGGGATCGTCCAAGATAATCTCGTTGGCGCCGTGGCCAGCAATGCCGGTGCTAACTCCGGCGGCCATGAGTCCACCGCCAGCTTCGGTCTCCCAGTTCTCTGCTTGCTGCAGCTCGCGGGACAGTTTTACCCGTCCGCGTTGGCGCACTATCCCCCGGGTGCGGCGGCTGAACTTCATCGCCAGCTTGCTACTGTGGGCGCCGATGATAAACCGGCGCGAGGGGTCAAGCTCCAGCCGGTGGGCGGGGCGCCGGATGGTGACTAGCTCACTTTTCCCGTGCCGGGGAGGACAGGTAATGGCGAGGCGGTCGATCTCGCCCCTATCGACGCTGGATAGGTAGTAGCGGATTTGCGCCTGGTGTTTCCAGTGCCAGGTGAAGGTGGGGGATGCGTTTACTAGCCAGATCGCGAAATCAAGAGGAATCGGCTCCTCTTTCCGCGGAGCGGACCCGATCCTCTCTATCTCGGCGATCTCTTGCGGACTGAAGTATGGCCTCAAGTCGAGAAGCTCTTTCTGTATCGGTGATGGGGTCATAGGGCTTCTCGCCTGTGGGATCGGTCGGGGCGAACTTCTCCGGGGAGTCGAGGCCCAGGAGCTTTGCTTGACGATCCAGCAGCCTAACCATCCTGTCGACGGCTTGTTCGTTCCCTGCTGCGGCCCTCGTCCATAACCCGAAGATCAGTCGCTCGATCCGGGAGAGCTGCAAAGTTCTGTAATGTTCTGCAACGTCGGTGGTCTCCTTGCGGAGTTCTTCCATGGCCCGCTCAACAGACTTTTTCGCGCCGACCCGTGTGATCCCGAGCGCGTCGCCGATCTGCGCGTAGTTGGCGCCAGCTCGCCGCAGGTCCATCGCCTTTGCCCTGCGTTCAGCTGCCAGGACCATTCGTTTGTCCGTTTTCCTGGGCTTCCTGGGCTTTTTCGTTCCCGCATCCGTCACGATGTAACCTCCTTGTGGGCTAACATGCCGGTAAATAATTCCCAACGTTTAACCGCGATATCCACATACTGCGGCGCTATCTCTGCTCCGTAGCATGACGCGCCGACCTGCTCGGCCGCGATTATCGTCGTGCCAGACCCGCAGAAAGGTTCGTAGCAGATGCAGGGGAATGCGGTAATGAACTCGACAGGCAGGGCCACGGGGAACGGGGCAGGATGCCCCAGGTGCTCGGCTTGCTGCCTATTGATCCGGATTACGGAATCCGGGATTTTGTTCCTGTTCAGGCCTGCCGCCGGGGAATTGACTCCAGACATAGACCCGTCTTTTTCACGAATGCCTGTCCCTCCCTTTGTCCGTATGCTCTCGGCATTTTTCCGCTTTGTCTTCTTGACCTGAGTTCGTGCCCGGTTTAAGTGAAAAATAAACTCGTGTGAAGGGGCAAGCCTTCCGTTCCAATCGCCTGGCAGGCCTGATCCCTGGTCCCAAATATTCCAGCCGAACAAACGCCACCCGAATTTCCGCATATCCTCCAGCCACTCGTCCCAATAAGTGACCAGCGCACCATCCTGGTGAACCAGCCCCAGGTTCACAAAGACCTGTCCCGAGGGTGACATAGGGAGCGCCGAAAAAACGCCCCGCATCATCTCGGCCCACGGGATATCCTTCGACTCCTTCGTGTACTGACGTTGTTGCGCATAGGGTGGGGAAGTGAAACACAAATCAGCTTTCACGCCGCCCATGAGCCTTGCCACTGTCTCGGGGTCGGATGCGTCACCACATACCAACCTGTGGTCGCCCAGCATCCATACGTCGCCCGGCTCTGTTCTGGTGTCTACTTCTGTGGGGATGTCGTCTGCGTTCGTCTTCCCTTCCTTCGGGATAGTCATCTCGCCCTCAACCAACGCATCGAGCATGGCCCGGAGATCGTCCGACTCGGTTTCCACCCCACGGATAAGTTCGTTCAGCCCGTCCTGGTTAGCCTTCGCCATACTCCCGAGCGGGTCGTAGGTGGCCAGGACAATCCGCTCCTCCTCCTCGGTCAGGCTCACGTAGTCGACGGGGACCGTCGATTCTCCGTTCTCGATGGCCTCATCCCGGCGTGCGTGCCCGTCAACTATGTGCCCGGTGGTCTTGTTCACCAATATTCGACCGACCCAGCCAACATCACCCAGGACAGCGGACAGGCCCAGCAATTGGGCCTCTGGGTGCTCACGCCAGTTCAGTGGGTTGGGTTTTAGTTCGCGCGGGTCCACTTCTGCCGAGCCGACGAAACGGTTTTTCCATTCAGCCACGGGGCTCGCCCTCGGATTTCTTGGTGGGTAGCTTGAAGGACAAAAGTTCTCCCTCCTTCGCGTCTTCGAAAACGGCAGACGCCGGCTGAAACCGCACCTTGCCTTTGAATTTAAGAGTGCATCCTTCTTCGATAACGATCCGTTTCAGTGGCTTGCTCATGCGCTTTACCTTGTGATTGTCTTGCGAAGGATGTAGCGGATTTGACGCTGGGACAGACCCATAGAGAGGGCTATATCTCGACTCTTTTCGCCCCGGCCGGCCCGCGCCACTATCTCAGCGTTGCGCCTGTCCCTGGCGCCGCCTAGATTTCTTGGGATCTCCAACGTGGTGCCGCCCTTGAATTCGGCCAGCGTCGCAGCCTGGTCTGTGCCGATGGCCTGGGCGATGGCGTGTTCGGCAGGGATAGTTGTCGGTATGTACCACCGAGTACCGCCAAGCTTTGTGGAAAGGATGTCGGCGGCCGACATCCCTATGAGTTCACCTATGTCGCTGATGCTCTGTGGAACCATGTCGCTATTTCAACACAAAACACTTGCCGGCGTTTTATTCGTTGTCGGGCAATTCTGGGACTTGGGTCTCATTGTGTAATTGCCGGTAGGCGTCAGGTATGCGCCGCCAGTGGGTAATGCACTCTACCCCGGGGGAGGTTTTGATTGATCCGACGACGGAAATTGCGAGATAGACATTATTGTCTTTGTTACCTTCACAACAGACCAAAATCATGCCTCCCACTGGGGGCGTGTCTGCGACCGGGCGCCACTGGGCTTGCTCCAACACCTGGATCACGGCGGCGACTGAGCCGTCCTCAAGCAGCTTCTCTAGCAACTCGTTTGCATCTCCCAGCGGGTCATAGGGAAGACCGTCGTTGGCTGAGTTATGGCCTAGATCGTAAGCGTGCCCGAGGAATGCGGTCAGAATGCTGCTTTCGTCGTCTGTAAGGTCGAAGTCTTTCATATTGTTGATCTCCGTATGTCTAGCTTGATTACCCGGTCAAGACTTTGCGGGTAGGTCTGCAGATGCTCGATTGTTCGTCTAACGCTGGTCAATGCGGTCAATGCCGTTGTCAGCGATTCCAGGATCTCTTCTGATGCAATCTCATCCAGAGAGATGGGTTTGGCCCTCCCGTATTCGCTGATGTGGCTTGAAACCGAGCTAACCATATGGGTTAGCTCTTTGATAGCGGAATCAACCATCTTCTCCATGTCGTAATCGACGCTTTTAATCATGACCATTAATCCTCCTCTAGCGGGGATGTGGGCCAGCCCAGATCTTTGATCTTGCGCTTCGGGTTCTCGGCAATCGTCTCCTTGGTGCGCTTGACCAGGGCGTCGTATGCTTTCCGCTGTTCGCGCTCCTCGTGGTTGATGTAGATGCGCCAGGCGACGAATAGGACGAGGCTCCCGCCGAAGACGCACGCGAAGAAGATGTCGAATTTATTCATGGTTGCGCTAGTCGTTGTCCCGGTGAAAGTTAAATACCTGCTGGACATCGGGGGCGAATTGTCCGCCGTACATATCGGCGACGCGTAGGCGCTTCCCGCAGTCCCGGTGGGCCACGCCGTAGATAGTCGGGAGCATGATGGATCGCTCCACGTCGCCCTCGATCTTGAGGTGGCATAGGTTGCAGTGGATAACGGGTGTCGTCGTCCTGTGCAGGCGCCCCGGCCTTCTCCACATGGTTACATCTTCCCGTCGTGTTGCGTGTGTTTAACGATGTTTTCTTGCAGCGTTAGATATTGGAGGTTATCCAGAACGTGAAGTCCGCTAACCCGGCGGCCCCTTAGTGGGATCACATGGTCGACGCTCATCCCGGAAGGACAGTTCCTATAAAATTGGCGCATCGCTTTAACCTCGGCCCATGGGGGCGTCCGGATGACGATTGCTGCGCGCCTGGCCCGAGTGTCTGCGTTTTTTCTGTCTGGGTGCCTCTCCCTGTTTCGCTTCGATGCGGCGCGGTATAGCTCTGGATGCTCCTTGCGCCGCTTCTTGTCATATACCTGTTTTCGCTCCTTGTTTGCCCAGTACCAAGCTCTTGCCCTCTCGCGGGCCGCCGCCATCTTTAGCTCTTTGGTCATCCTCATTTGATCCCGTTGTTCTCAAGTGAATAGTGGTTGGCGTCGTTGAACCGACCGCCCCATCGGCATAGCTCATGCTGCAGGCGCCACCATTCACCAAGCGGCCGGTGAATTTCGCTGTCGTGAACGATCTGCCCGTATTGAATCAAGTTGAGATCAATTGCCAGCTTAAGCTTGTGACATGAGCGCGGGTGCCCATAGCCCTTCTTCTTGCCCATGTGCCCGTGAACTCTGGGATCGCGGAACAGGTCGCCACTGCGGATCTCGAATCCAAGACGATGAGCCTTGTCTATCAGCCTTGGGAGTAGGCGCATGAATAGCTCTTGCTTCTGTTCTAGTCTCATCGTTCTTCCCTTTCAATAGCCCTCTATCTCGGTCGTTTTCATCGCCGCTCACATCTTCGTTATGGGATGCCTGCGCCTCCGGGAGTATTGAGCGGAAGTAGTCGGTAGTCATACCAGGCTCCAGACCATGTTCGTATGTAGTCGGCGCCTGCTGCTTGCGACATAATCCGGAACACGACGAAGGCGTCCTCGGGGGCGTTGGTGTAGG